AGAGCTGTGGTGATCTACGGTCGCAGGGCCGTGGGAGGGGTGACTAGGGACGTTGTCATCGATGTAACTTGCGCCCCGTTGTACTAAAAAAGAACCCCCGTAGAGGGGGTCAAAGGTGCTGCTTGAGGAGTTGTTTAACTGTAAGTCCTAGTCCCCTGCCGGTCAATGATTAGCTTCTGACCGCGTGGGGACGTTTCCGGGGTGTTTGGGACGCTGATATGCGTCCATGAGTCAAACTCTAGGATTATCTGATCGAAAGGCACAGAGGCCGCTATACAAGCCTCTACGACCTCTCTAGGCTTCATGCCGGGAACCCGTAGGTCTGCCGCACAGCCAAGCCGGTGCTGGGATGTGTCCTTGGAGCCCACCGCGTCATTGACTTGCTTGGATCGGTAGGCTGAGTTGATCATTACCGGCTTTCCACCGACCGCAGCCTTGACTTGCTCCAATAGCTCCGCAAGACGGATCAGGTTTTCTTTTTCCGCGTTAGACGGAATATTGAGCCAGCCGTTCCTTTCGGCGGTCTCGCTTCGGGTCAGCTCATCGTAGGTAAAGTGTTCGGATAGGTTCATTTCTTCTTGTCCATAATTTCGTCAAGTTGTAAGGACTTTTCCTTACTTCCCTGACTAGACCCAAAGTAGTAACCCAAGACCATAGTCATGGCAGAGGTCAGCGCACCCAGAACGTAAATTAAGATGTCTTTTGATTGTGTGTTGACCTCTACGAATATGATAACCAAGAATAGGATAAAGGTGAGGAAAACCGTACCTAATGCTAAAATTGGAGTAATGATTTTATTTATAGTTGGCGCAAACTCACTTGTAGCAATCTCAATCTCTCGCTTACGGGCAGAGTCCATCTCTTTAACATGAGCTTCAAGTTCAGCCAGTTGACCCCTCTGAGCCATCTCCATGAGCTTGGCCTGTGCTTCAGCTTTTGCGGTTGGGTCGGGCAGAACCTTATCTAAAACTTTTTCTCCGATGGAAAGCAGAGCTGCGATTGGTAGCATAGTTATCCCTTTGTTGCTAAGTAAAGACCGATATTGCTAAATGCGTAACCAGCAAACACGATAGCCATTGCTATGTTGCCTTTTGTTCCCTGTTCAAAACCTATGTAGGCGTAGATACACCCAACTAAAATAATTAACCACGGACTCATACTCTTTGCCCACGGAAGTAGGCTACCCCGCCAATAACCTCGCAAAGCTCTGGCGGTAATAACTTTCCATTCTCAAACGTCAATACAACAAACCCAGAACACCAGTTAACAGGGTTCATCTCGGTGTAAGTGAATTGATCCGAATATGGCTCGGCAAGCGTCCCAGAATCGACCCCCCACCGCCTTCCGTCATAGTCCGAAAATGGCGTAATTTTGAGTTGATGTAGATGCCCCGTGATGATTGATCTACCTGACTTGAGGGCATTATTCCACGTACTGTGGACACCATTATGGAATCGATGTTTTATAATAACTGACGCATTGATGTCTATACGCCAGCCAGTATGCCAGCCGGGAAAGTACGCAAACAGGTCGCTAAACTCTGATAGTTCCGGTGCGTTCTGAGCAATGTAGTTGAACAGACGTATATCGTGATTGCCATACGTCCATAACTTAATTGCGTTCTTTGATGCGTTTGCAATCTCATCTAAACGATCCTGACACGCTTCAATCTCTTGCTTTGGTGTTGGTGGATTAGTTCCCATCAGGGAGGCGTGGCGGCTGATTCTAGCCCCGTCAAAGACATCACCGTTCAAGATGACAGTCTTGGGCTTAAATTCTGTCAGCAGGGAAACAAACGCCTTATGCGCTACCGTTGATTCTTCGGGCCAGTAGTGACAGTCACTAGCAATAAAGACGTGACCGTTTTCTACTTTGTGTTCTATCACTCGGCGGTTCTCAGGTATGTAAGTATTGCGTTTGCTTTCTTGTGGCGCAGAGTAAGCTGGTAGCGGAATCCCACGTTCCATTTGAATCTTAGCCTTGCGTTGGGCTAGAGCCCGCACAGACATACCAACGTGTTCGGCGGCAAGTTTGGTACTGCCAAGCCGTTTCATTGCAGAAATTATTTCTTCGTCGCTAACTCTTTTTAGTGCCACGGCTTTTCCCCATAAGTTTAACTTCGTCAATAGGCTCATGGGAGCTGGTATCGTAAGTGCAAGAAATGGCAACCGCATCACGGGGAGATGCCCCCATGTGCATTGCCGCTATTGCAAAGTTAGCGCCAGTACCTATTGCCCAAAAGTCGTTCTTAATGCGGGCAGGAATGATGGTACTTTCGTATATATAAATACCATCATTTCTAAGCTCAAGAACGGTTACGTCAATATCAGAATCTAAATCTCCACCTGACTCCATTGCCTGATAAAACTTTAAAATCTTGTCCCAATCACCACAAGCGCCGTACACGCCATCTTTTCCACGGCGTAATTTTTCCACTAGATAAAACGAATCATCTCCGCTAACCATACTATCGCTGGCAATTTCAAGCGTAGAAAATTTAGCGGCTATCGTGGTCATTACCATGCCCCAGTTACTTTAAGTACCCCGTAAAAAATTGTGGCAACCATAAAGATAATTATCCAAATAATGCGTTCTTCAGCCCGTAAACGCTGGAAATCATGATCGAGAATCTTTCGTTCTTTTCGCATTTGAGCAATTAAAGATTGCACTTCTGTGACAGCGTCCTTGCCAAAGTCCCGTTCCATGTCCTCGTACATGCCTTGCTCGGCGGCACGAATCTTTCTGACTTCACGGTATTCGTTGGCAGCGTCAATAAAGACCAAATCGCCCCGCCGTTGGAGCTGAAGCTGCTTTTTTTTCCACGCTATCCTAGCCTTGGCTTCCTCGTCTAAAAAGGAAGAAACCTCGGCTCCGGTCTGTTTGATCTCCCGACCAACCTTGACTGCTTCTTTAATTCCGTCTAGGGCTGCTCTTGCGGTGGCGGCTGGATCTACCATTCATCTGTCTGCCTTGTCGTGGAGACGCTCATACAGAGATCCAATTAAGCTCTCTAGCTTGTCAAACCTTGCGCTCATCTCGATGCGGACTTCCTTTAGGTCATCCCTGCGGACATACATTTCCCGCAAGTCCTTTTCTATCTGGTGGGTGTCCTTACGCAACTCTTTGAGTGAGTCCCATATTTCGCGGGCAAACCAACCCAGCGCAGCCAAGACACCACCCAACCCAATATTGATAACGGTCTGCCAATCCATATCAGGTTTTCATTATGTAGCACAGCGCGTAGTACGGGGGCAGATTGGCGTTGGTTCCTGAATTACCAGAATTATTGATGGTAGTTGTAGTTGCAACTGTAATTCCTGTTGTGTTAGTGCTTGTACTGACTGTTGTTGGAGAAAATACAGCGTTGCCCCCTGCTTGAAATGGAGGAGCCGTAGTACCTTGAGCCGTATGACTATGACCGGGATCAGTTACAACAGACGTACTTGTTGCCGTATGGTTATGTGTTACTACAATTGCATCGGCTGATCCACCCGTAGCGTCCACCGCATAAGTAGATCCAGCACCAACCACAAACCGGTCTCTTAAGTCAGGGGTTCCGTTAGATCCGTTACACAGAACGTAGCCCGCAGGGATAGATCCGATGGAACCCGACCACAGGAAAATACCGCCCGCAGGGATTGGGGTTGCTGGTGGGGGAGCTGCTCCAATAATCCCGTAAAGATTGTCGTAAGTCTGAATGGTTACGTCTGATGAGTCCTTTAGGATGAACTTATAAAAGTACCCTTCGGACAACCAGATGTCATTAGGAGGTCTGCCGCTAGTCCCTAAAATAATTGGGTTAGCGTTAGCCGTAAGCCCAGAGCTACTGGTGTAGGTCGCCAAAGGCGTACTCGACCCAGCCTGATAAGTGTAAATCTTACCGGCATTTAGCGGTGCGCCATTGTTATCAAAAAACTGAAATCCGTTGCCGATTGGCGAAAGATTGACTGCCATAGTTATTTTCCTCTTAGAATTTCACCAAGGGTTCGTTGCTGTTGTGCGCCCGCAAGTGGCTCTAAAGTTTCACGCTGAAACTTCTCTGCCGCCTTACGTTGCCGAGCCTGTTTTGCAATAGTTCCCAAGGGCAAGATATTTGCCGTGGAGACGTTTAATCCTAACTCAAGAGCCTTACCAGCCTTTTCCGCAAGACCGGCAACCAACGTATTGCTATTGTTTGCAAAGCTACCCTTGGGCTGGGCCATGACCTTACGGGATACCTCACCCAAGTTCTTGAGTTGTTTTGCAGAGTCAGGGTCAAATACTTCTAGTAGCTTGGGCTCTAAGTCCCGCAGAATCTTGTTGTACGCAGCCTGAGAGAAATTACCAGAACTATCTACCGCTTTGCGGGTAATTGCATCCATAAGCCCTGCGGCTATGGCCTGTTGTTCCGGTGATCCACGGCCTAACGCGGACATCATTTGGCGCACGTTGGCCTCAGTTCCCTTACCTTTTGACAACACAAAGGTGTCAATAAAGCTCTCAGGGGCTACCTTTCCATTTACGGCTGCGTTATATGCTGGATCGTTACGCAGGGCATCAAACCGTTCTTTAGCCGCCTTGCGAGCAGCGTCAGCCAACGGCTTTAGTTGAGCCGCCGCACCGGTCAACGGTAGGTTCTCTAATGAGTCCCTAACGACCCCTAAAGCAAAAGACTTGTTGCCGTCCCCGGCTCGTTCAGCCTTACGGATCTCGGTAGCCAAGTTAGTCCGCAGGGACTCAAACTGTTCAAAATCCATGCTTGACCCGTCACGGTAGGACTGCAACTGGCGGTCAATCTCAGGTGGCAAAAACTCGCTTTTCAGCTTTTTCTTTAACTGCTGGTCGGCGCTCTGAACAAACTTTTGTGCGTCAATAGGAAAGTTACCGCCAGCCGCTTGCTCTAACTGACCGTAGAGCTGACGGATATTGTCATTACGCTGACGGTCAATGTTTAGGTAACCGTCAATAACCTGTTGCCCAAAGTCTGACGGTTTAGTACCAAATACGTCAGGGGCGGCTCTTTCTCTGATTAGCGTTAGGTTATTTACCAATGATTTGTTTTGCTCGCCAATCCGTTGTGCGATGTTTGGCAGTTCACCCCGGCGGTTTAATTCGTTACTGAGAGCAACCAAGTCTCCAGTAGCCTGACCTTTGGTGAGCTGAATGGGCTCTGGTAGGTTTAGCGCCTGAACGTGGGACTCTAAAGCGTTTAGGTTGACGTTCTTCAAAGGCATTTGGCTTGCCGTTCCCCGCATCTCTACGGGTAACTGGTCAATTGCAGCCTGTACCGCTACGGGGTTCTGACGGCCCGCAGCTCCAACGCTTGCCACTCCGGGTAGCCCTGCGGGATCTTGACCCTTGATTACATTCTGTTGAACCTGAAATTCTTGATAAGTTAGGCGCGGTTTTACTTTTGGTTGAGTTGCGCGAGGCAACACCGGTGGGGCTACCCTAGTAGCCACCGGTGGTAATTTGCTTTCTTCAAACGCCTTGGCAACCCCACCCATCATTGCTTGACCGGCTTCGGTCTTGGGCTCATAGGTTGCGGCTTTCATGGTTTCCGTAAATACCGGTCTACCTTTGCCACCAAGGATGTCTGAACCTAACTGTATGCCCGCAGCGACCGGTGCTACAACTGCCTGAGATCCTAGCGCCGCCACGGTCTCACCAACACCTTTTACATAATCGGTAAGAGACCTCTTAGGGGCTGGAGCTGCTGGGGCTGATACAACACGGCCTGACGCATCAACTTGTGGAACGGCTGCGGCTAGGGTCTGTTGTTCTTTAGTAATTGCGTCTTTTTCTGCCTTATCAATGTCAGCCATGCGCTCGGTAATAATTGACCGCATATCAGTTGGCTTCTCATCAGGCGCAGACTCTAGGCGTTTGCGAATAATATCGCCCAAGTCCATGCCAGCCATTGCACCAGTTCTTTGGAAAAACTTTTGCCTTACTTCTTGCGGTCTTTTATTAAATGCTTCGGCTGCGTCGGGGCTCGCAAGAATACGGTCTACTCGATTTTCTAAGATACCAGCGTCAAGCATCAGCTGCCTTGCGTTGGCAAGCTCGTCCTCCGTCATGTTTTCAAAACGGTACGGATCTTTCATTTTAATCGACCTGTTTCAGACAACCGTTTAATGTTTTCGTACTTTGTTAAAAAGTCACTTAGTTCTGCTTTGCTCGTTGGCAAAATTTTATCTAAGGCTTGCTTTTGGCGTTTTGGATCGCGTTCATTCTTTTGTAAGAACATAGCTTCAAAAATCTTTTGATCCGCATTAGCCGCCCATGCCTGACGGTAGGCCGGTAGGTTAGAGTCACCAAACTGTTGGGCAAATTTCTGAGCGCCTTTGGCTTCCATATCCAAACGGGTTAGGTCTCCAGCCAATCTGTTTGCAACCGACAGCAAAACTGACGGCGGATATGTCTCGTCTCCGTTGGCTTTGGCTACCAAAGACTTGCCAGCGTCCGTAGACATAGATTGCCCTGAAGCCTGTAAAACTGCTAGTTCTACGTTGGCAATGTCTTTGCTCAACTGCTTAAATCGCTCGTCACCAAAAAACTCTTTAACATATTGTTCGCGACTTGCAAGCGGGCCAGTTGTAAACCGGCGGTCTTTTTCAAGTTCTTTGATGCCAGATAGCACCGCATCTACGTTACGCGAGGCTTTTGGTACGGTTGCCTGACCTGTAAGTAAGTCAGTACGATATTTCTGACCCGTAGCTAAGTCTGCCGCCTCGCTTGCAGTTGTAGCCTGTTGAACGCCACGGATAGGAATCGGGTACGGTAACGCAAACCCAGCGCCGCCTTGTGGTGCTTGAGCCATTGGTGCTTGAGCTGGTGCTTGCGCCATCGGAGCCTGACCCATTGGTGCTTGACCCATTGGGGCCGCTTGAACTTCTGACGGCGGCACTTGGCTTACGGCTGCGCCCCTTGGTGCAGTCATATCGGCAGGGGTAACACCAACAGGTCTATCCGTCATCTGAGGCGGCACTTGTTTTAATGCCCCAATACCTTGAGCCCCACCAAAAGCAGAGGCGCGTGAAGCGGTATCAAGACCAGCTAGTAGCCGTTCCTTAGCATACCCTCGCAACCCAGCAGGGTTTTCCATAGCCATTTTTATGTACGGAGCCATTAAAACATCAGCTTTTTCCCGTGGAATGTTCAGCATTTTGGCTTGGTTGTAGCCGTGTTCTGTGACATAACTTAATAACTTTTGCGGATCAACTTGATCTGGAGCTTCTTCTGCCCGAACAACTAATGGGTTATTGATGAGAGCCGTCATGCCAGAGGTAATTGCGCCCATTTGTCTTTCAGCCAATCCAAACTGAGTGGATTGAGACTCTGCCCTAGCTTTACTAATTAGCTCTGGGTAAAGTTCTGATAACTTGGAAAACTCCATAGCCTTAGTAGCAGTTCCTACCAAGTCTCCAAGCGTCATTGCCTGTGGGCCTTTTACCCCAAGAGCAATTTCTGGTTTTATTCCAAAATCTGCCATGATTAGACCTTAAGTTGAGATTGGTGTAACTGTTACCCCCGGCCCCGGTTGAACCGGTGGTGGAGGCGTGGTAGCAAATGGGTTTCTGCCGGTAAGCGCCGCAAGTTGTAAATAATTTGACGGGCCTTGTAAAGCCTGACTGTACGCATTAGCCGCGCCTACGGTTCCCGCAGCTTGAGCCTGTGCGCCACCGACTGCTAACTGACCAAGACTTTGCGCCGTTGTTTGACCAGCGCCAACCCCGGTATTAACCGCGCCCTGTCCCATACCGGATATATTTGCAAGGATGTTGTAAATGTCTTTACGCTCACCTTGAGCCCTGCCAAATGCGTTTGCGTATTCAGTAGAACCAAAGCCTTGACCAAACTCAGTCAATCCACGCAAAGTATTACCAGATATAGCACCCTGTCCTACGTTAGCAAGCCTTTCTGTGGCCTGTGTCCCATAACGCATACGAAATGCCATAGACGGGTCAAGATAAGGCGCTAGGGCTTGTTCGCTTGCAAACGATTGAGTCAAAAAAGGTTTAAGGGCCGCTATATCTTTAAGTGCCGTGTACCCTTGCTCTCGATATGGCGCAAGATCCTCGCGACCTTGCTCGTACATTTCTTTTTGAATGTCAGCCGCATATCGTGTTCCCGCAGCGGTTGTATCAGCCGCAGATTTAGCCGCTTTTGCGCCTGTATAACCGCTGACTAAACTACTGCCAACTATCGCTGCCGCTACCCATGACATAATTTTTCTCCATCCAAACTGGTTGTTAAAACTTTAATTCGGTTGTGCGAATCAAACAAGGCCGTCTCATCGGGTTCGATAAGCTCTGCCTCAATTTCATCCAAATCGGTTTTATCAGTTCGGTGGAACGTGACCCCTACGGAATCACTTACCGCCAGCGTTACCCGCTTGGTTCCCGCTTTGGATTCAATTATATCGCCAGCCCGCAAAGTAACCATTCCTTTTTCCGACCAAGCAATGATTTCTCCTACCGCGCACATAAAAAAATGGTCTTGCTTATGCACTTTTCCAACAATCAACGTCCCCGCCGGTCGGGACAACTTACGACAATACATACCACCTGAAAAGTAATGTTCTGTTTTCAGGTCTGCTTGCGGAGCTTTGACCATCTCGGATTGGAGGCGGTCAATCATTTCCCGCGTTGGGATAAATTGTTCTATGACTTCAGACATCGTAGTAGGGGACTTTTTTAACTTCCCCGTTAACCGTGATATTGATGAACCCCCGTGGGTTTGCCGGTAGGGTCGCAGAGCCAGCCGTAGCCGTGGAACTGCTGGAAAAGTTCAACAAGTTCAAAAAGAATAACTGCCACGCTGGGGTAGGCCGTCCCGCATCGTTGACTAGCTGGGAGGTCGGTATTACTTGGTTTTGGGGTAGTTGGGCCATCAGTTATCCCCGGCTTCCGCTTTTAGGTTAGCCGACACAATGACCGCCTTGATTGGGTCGGTTACAACCACCTCAAATATCCTGTCCCGCGCAAACCCTAAACGCCTCCACATGGCCCGCGTGAAGTATTGGCCCTGCTTGCCTATGGTGACCCAGTTCTCATTAGACCAAGTAAAGCCGCCGTCATCAGACCAGCGGAGCATCGCCTGTGGGTCTTGACCCTGCCCTACGGGTAATCCAACTCCGGGCTGGAACTGGATCTGAAGCTCCGCAAAATACTGCCTTTGGAGGTCTGTCGTTATGTGGGGACACCTTCTAAGGCGGCGTATCAACTGACCGTCATCCGTGTATTGCGATAGAGACAGTTTATAGAGTTTGCCGTTTTCATAGTCACCAAGTAATACTTGCTGGTTAAAAAATGCACAACAATTCCCACGGTGGCGCTCGTACTGGTTTTGGTTATTGGTGTAGAGCCACTTATGCCAAAGCCCTGTGGTGATGTCATAGGCCCAAGTCAGGCCGTTGTCCCCGATACTAGGAAAGGTTACAACGTAGGTCTCATGGCCTTCTAGCTGGTACGTCCACGCAATCGCGTCAGATACGTCTTGGCCTACCAAAGTGGTCTCAACCGCGTGGGTAGAAATCCTCTGGGGGATGTAGCCGTTCATCTGGACGATGGTGGCCTCGCCCCGATTGTTCTTAGAGACGTAGGCAAAAGAGTTACCTACCCGCGCACAGGAGTATGCCGCAGCAATACCCTGTTGGGTGCTTGAACCTTGAATCCTTTGGAAAGGAAAGGGGACAGATCCAACGTCTAGCCACGCCTCGGAGGACATCTCACCCAATAAGTAGACCTCGCGCCTATCGACAATAATTGCCACTAGGTCATCTGGCGAGCCGTCCTTGGAGGCAAACGACAGGGGGTCTGTAATTGGGGAGAGTAAGTCTGAAGCCGCCCAAAGCTGACTGTTAGGCTTATTGTAGACAAAGTAGTTGTCTGAAATATCCACCGTTCCACCGCCCTCAAAGGCTCCGTCTGTGGATGGTAGGACAGTCCAGTTTAGGGCGTATATTGTGGTGCTAGAAACCGTCTGAGAGGCGCTTACGGTGTACGTTCCCGCACCCCCAGAACCAGACCCAAAGGCCGTGATAATCGTTCCATCGGTCACCCCGGAGCCCTCAATCGTTTGGCCTATCTTCAGAGTGCCGCTGGTCACCGCGCTAACGGTCAAAGTTGTGCCAGAGATAGCCCCGGTCACAATAGCGGGTGATGCGACAGAGTTGATTGCGGTACTAGCAACGGTCTGGGAGTCGCTAACCGTATAGGTTCCAACCCCGCCAGATCCCGTTCCTAGTGCCGTAATCACGGTATTTTGAGCTATGCCCTGACCAAAAATGGCCTGTCCGACCGCAATCGTTCCGCTTTGGACTGAGGTCACCGTCAGGGTTGTAGAGCTAATTGATCCGGTAAAAATAGCTGATGACGGGGCGCTAATAAACCATGTGTAGCGATAAGAATCGTCCACGATGTAGACGTTCACCCCGTTATCTACAATGCCCACCTGACCCGTGGCGGTGTTCATCTGACCAACCATTACGGGGGTCAAGTCGCTCTCCAAGACGTATACAAAGTCACCGCAGACCGCAACGACCTGAGTCCCACCGGACAGGGTTCTAATCCCCCGCACTTCCTCCTGATTGGGAAAAATAGCAACGGTCTCTAAGCCGGGGGTCGGGTAGAGAGCTACGATACCGCGCTCGCCTTGAGCCTTGGTAGGGTCTATCTCAGGGTAGAAGTTGATGCACTCTTGAGCGTCTTGAGTGATGGAAGGTGCTTCGTAGGCAGCTCCTACGAATCCAAAATCCATGCTTATGCTCCTTGTTCCACATAGCCAAGATTTCTAGCTATGCGAGACACATTATTGGCATGAAGTCCAAATTGTTTTGAAATTTGAACGTAAGTCATTCCATTTTTTGCTAATTTTCTAACTTCATTTGCTTGTTCAAATGTAAGTTTTGCTTTTTTGTGTTTTGATCCACGAGGCGCTCTTGATCGATTTTTTTGTTTTGCGTCTTTGTTGTTGTCATCGTAATTACCTAAAAACAAATGATTTGGATTGCAACATAAACGATTATCGCATTTGTGCAACACAAACTCTTTCAATTGTTTGTTTTTTGGGGCTTGCATAGAAATAGTGTTTGGAAATGACAATCCGTAAATAATTCTGTGTGCCGAATAGCTTTTTTGACTTACTGTCATTGAGCCATATCCAGTATTTGTTTTGCAGCCTTTCCATAGCCAACATTGATCATTGGTTGTTTTATCAACCAAATCCCAAGCGTCTGTAAAAGTTTTTCTCTGTGCCATATTTATAAACAGTTTATTGGAAGCCCCCGGTCAAGATCCAACCGGCATCCGCACGTTTACCGACCACCAGTACGTCATCGTACCTAGCGGACTGCATGGGCTTCATATTGGTTCTCTTAATCGTGGCCTTGGCTTGCATGGCATATGCGTTGATCATGGCTATCTGCTGGGGGTTAGACTTTCCGTACATGGGCATGAGTCTCTCAGCCAAGCACCAGCGCAGACACATTAGATAGCCCTGTGGAATCACAATCGTGTCGTTGATGCTGTTAAATCTTTGGAATATGGTGTCGCAGAATATGTGCATCTCACCCTGAGACGGGTTAGGCCAGAAGTAGAACGTACCCATTACCTCAGACGGCTGGTAGTACAGAGCTTTAGGCCACGGGCCGTTTTGGGTCTTAAGCCCAATCAGCTCGTAGTTCTCAAGGTTTAGGATTGCAACGGGGTAGTCCAAACCCCCGTTAACAATGGGCTGACCGTTGGAGTTAGTGTTTACTCGCACAAAGGCTGAGTTAACCGCAAGGGGGCGCTCGTAGTACGCAGTTATGGTGGTTGAGGCCACGGTCTGAGTGTTGTTAACCGTGTAAGTACCGGCGTAGTTGACGTTCCCGCCAGCTCCCGTTCCAAACCCTGTAATCTTGGTTCCCGCAGTAATACCCGACCCTGAGAGCGTCATACCCAGAGCGATACCGCCCTCGGCGATATTGGTGACGGTTAGGGTATTCCCTGATATTGAGCCTGTAAAAGTGGAGTTCACCTGACCGGTTGGGCCAATCGTGTACTGGGTCTGTCCCGCAGTCAGGGTAAAGATGATCTCGGTCTTGTAGTAGACCATCATCTGCTCGTTTGACCATTGGTCAATCATGTCGTTTAGCATATCGAAAGCGTCTTGGGCTTCCGCAGGGGCTGGGGTCTCGCCAGCGGCTAGAGCGCCAATGTCTTTCATGGCGCGGCTAATAATGTCTATGGGCTGGGTCATAACTTCACCTTAAATGTTTCCACCTTCCAAGGTGGGTCAATACTTTCAGTATTGTCTAGTGCCTTTAGTTGTTCGGCAAGTCTGTCTTTAATGAGGTGTCGTTCACCTTCTTGAGTGTCCATATCAAGCCAATGTGAGACCTGATGCTCGGATAGGTTGTCAGCAATCTGATAGGGGTTGCGGAACTTCCAGTAGCCCTCAGTAGCTACCTTTTTATTGTCCTCGCAAGCCTCGCAATGGTATTTGACTTGGCAGACCAAGCCGTCATCGACCCTTAATTCGGTAATTTTCCAATTAAAGGTCGGCACTTATTTTCTCCATAATCTCATCAAAACTCTCTGTTACCTCCCAAGAGTTGCCGTTCATACCGTAGCAAACACGAACCTTTGTCCCATCTTCTTGGGTATGTTCAAAGATTGACGCAATCAGGTCTGTGTTGATAATCAGACCCTCACCGATGCGCCCCTTGGCGGCGTTAGTTAGTTTGATAAGTTTCACGCAGTCACCGTTTCAATAAGAATCCAAGAGGTTGTGGCCTCATCCCATGAGTAACGCTTGGGGTTTTCTTCTGTGCCGACATCCGTTGGGTACGGTACTGGTGAATCCCACAGGCAAGTGTCCTCGTTTAGCAACCAAGACGCATAGGGCTTTGGCGGCACAAAAGCATCACGCCCCGCATCGTAGGTGTAGCCTAGTCCCGCATAGTTCTTACGGAACGGTGTGCCACCTAGTGCGTGTACGCCACCGTGGGTGTTATACGAAGTCTGTTTATAGACATCGCCTGTACGGGCAGAGAGTTCTGCCTCTTTGCCGTTGTCCTCATCACGACCAACTGTGACAAAGATAACGACATTGTTTTCATCGAGTTTGGCAAAGTGTGCGATTTTAATATCTCCTATTAACTAAAAGTTACTGTTTCTGATGTGGTTGATGTAGCGGTCACGATGTAAATCTTAAATCCTGATACCGCAGTCGATAGCGAGGATGTAACACCGCCTGAGAAGGTAGCCGTCCGAGTATCTGGAATCTTGATGATAACGACACCGGAGCCGCCTGATGCACCAGCCGTTGACCCACTTGTTCCACCAGTGCCACCAGCCCCGCCGCCAGTGTTAGCCGTACCAGAAGCACCAGTGCCGCTGATGCTTCCATTACCACCACCACCTGAACCACCTGTGCCAGCAGTACCACCACCGCTTTCAGTACCGCCACCACCACCGCCTGCTCTTGTTACGCTTGAACCAGTTATTGATGAAGCCGTTCCAGCACCACCATTGCCTGCTGATGAACCTGAAGCATTTGAGCCAACTGCACCAGCACCACCACCGCCGCCAGCAGCATAAAATGGAGGGCCTATGCCTGCGTTAGCACCACCATTGTTTCCTTGTGAGGGTGAGGTGGTTGGAGTATTTCCTATGCCGCCCGCTACTGAAGAAATGGAACCAGCAGCACCAGAACCAGAACCACCCGTATCCTGTGGATTGTTCCTACTTCCACCCCCGCCTGTAGAAGTCACAGAACTAAACACAGAATCAGAACCATTGGCTGCGTTACCGTATGTGCCAGTACCGCCAGCACCACCTGCGCCAACAGTCACCGTGTAAGCAGTTGCAACAGATAAAGTTTGCGAGGTAAATGACCGATAACCACCAGCGCCACCACCACCAGCACCTGCTCCACTCAATGAACCACCACCTCCGGCAATCACCAAGAAGTCAGCAAGGATAGTCGGCGACCCAGACGCAAGAAGAATCTGAAAGATGCCCGTCATTTAGGACACGTTCCCTGTGATTACACAGACGGTTCCAGAGATAAATAAGACGGTACAGACACCCCTAGTTGATAGGGTTACGGTAGCCTTATCTGTGTCAGTTCCAGCAATATAGGCGGTTGTGATCGAACAGGTAATCGTGATGTTGCCGGTCGTGTTATTGAAGATTGATACCGCATCCCCGGCCGCAAAAGTTGCGTCAGGAATTGTGATTGACCCGCCCGACCCTACGCCAACAAACTCACCAATGTCACCCAAAGCTAGGGTGTATGAGGTTGTCTTGTCTGACCCTGACTGCGGAATGTTCTTGTATCCAACCGCATTAGTTCCGTCAACCGTACAAGCACTCAAAGTTCCAGATGTAGGCGTTCCAAGTACAGGAGTTACCAAGGTCGGGGTGTTAGCAAAGACTAATGCGCCAGTTCCCGTCTCGTCTGTTACCGCCGCAGCCAGATTTGCAGATGACGGGGTTCCAAGCCAAGTTGCTACACCAGTTCCGAGAGATGTCAGTCCCGTTCCACCGTAAGCAGTTCCAAGCGCATTGGTTGGGGTCAAACTTGTAGCCGTGAGCGCACCTGTGCTTGGGTTAAATTGGAGCTTGGTAGACGATACGTCTAGCGTTGCTTCCGTACCCGTAGTCAGTTCACTAAATGTTATGTAACGGGTTGCGTTGGTTGTGGTGTCATCCGTGATGGTCACGCCGTTAGCGTTAGCTTGCCAAGTTGGAGCTGACGCACCGTTAGAGGTTAGGACATAGCCCGCAGTCCCTGTTGATCCAACCAAAGAAATCGTGCCACTCACCCCAAGGTTGGTAAACGATCCAGCCGCAGCCGTGGTCTGACCAATACTCATGTTATTGATCGTTCCCAAGCTCGTTGGCGCAACCTCTATCGATCCAGCACCCGTAGGCTTGATATGAACGTGACCCGTCCCCGTGGGACTAATATCAATCTGGGCGTTAGTCCCGTTCATATTTGTGGAGACATCTAGGCTCACATTGTTGCCACCGCCACCACCCCATTGAAGCTGGGCTACGCCAGAAGCGTTTCGCAATGCACCGCCAGCCGATGTTGCAGCGTCAAAATACGGGCCAACAAACTTGGTCGTTGCCGTAATGGTCGTGCCAGAAATAGTGTTTGCGGTCGTGTTTCCGATAGTCGGCGGGGAAGATAGGTCTAGCGTTCCACCTAAAGTGATGGTTCCAGAGCCTGTAATTGGGCCACCGGTCAAAGTCAATCCGTTTACCGTTCCCGCAGTTCCTACGCTAGTTACTGTGCCTGTGGTAGGCGTTGCCCATGACGGAACACCAGAAGCCAAGGTCAATACCTGACCATTAGAGCCCGTTGCAAGGAAAGTTGTAGCCCCTGCGCCTGTTTGGTATGGGACATTCCCAGAAACCCCGCCAGCAAGGTTTGTAGCCGTTGTAGCGGTAGTCGCAGTCGTTGCCGTGGTAGCAGTCGCAGCGTTACCTGAAATTGACCCCGTAATTGTTGCGCTGACCGTCAGACCTGATAGGGTTCCGACCGCCGTAATGCCTGTGTATGAGCCAGAAATCCGCGCAGAATCAATGGTTCCAGACGTAATTTGGGAGGCCGCAATAGCGATATTGGTGTTGCTTGCCGCCGTCAGTTGGCCTTGCTGGTTTACGGTAAATGTGGCTACGGCAGAGCCCGAACCATAAGATGCAGGGGTGACTGCGGTATTTGCTATGTTGAATGTGTCACCCGTGGTCAGGGTTAGCCCTGTGTCAGCAAA